ATACGCGAGGATTTGGAAGGCGGACATGGTGTCTCCGGCATCCGGGTCGCTAAAGTTGCCAGAGAGCGTCGGCGTGAGCGAGGAGACAACAGCGTTGCCAGTCGGATAAAGGCCGGTCGGGGCATTCGGGGCCGAGTTGGTGACGACCGTAAGGGTGATGTATGGGGCATACGAGAGTCCCTTCTCCCGAGCGTAGAATTCAACACCGTCAGCGGCACCGCCGGAGGTCTGTGCCTCAGTGGAGTTAACTAGGACAATGCCATAGTTCGGCAGGCCATTGAACCAGTCCTTGACGATATCGGTAATGTCAACGGTGTACCATGTGCCGTCAGTGATTCCCGAAGGAAACGACTTCGTGGCTTGGTGCGTGGTCGTATAGTGGGTGAGGGTCGTCCAGTCCCACGTTTGGTTGGTCCAGATACCCTCAGCGTTGACCGAGCCCTCGCCCCAAGAGTACAACTGACGACGAACATACATCGTCTTTGAGGAACCATCGCCAGCGCAGTGCGACGCGCCGGACTTCGAACCTCGGAGATTCAGCACAGCGCTCGCGATACCGGTTACTCCCGCGAAGGACAGCGGGAAATAGATGACGGAGCGGTGGGGATAGTACGTCGGAGACACGCCTGTACCACAGGGATGATGCTGGTCCGTACCGTTCCAGTTATACGTCGTGGCGTTGATTGCGCCAGCGTCCTTGGTCGTGCGGATTACCGTGCTCATCCGACTGCGCTCATATGCTCTAGTTCCTTAATGAATCCGCCGTCAATCAGGGCATTGCTCAATTGCTTCATCGTGACGCCGCTGATCGAGCCGTCCTTGGACGTGACATCGAGAGAGACCCGGAGAGTGCGCGTGGTATCGTGGGTGATGCTCATGGAGCCGTTGGAGTCCATACCCGGAATGTTGACCTTCAGGGCATCATTAATGTCGGCGGCAGTCTTCTGTGCCGATAGGATGGCAAGTGTGCCGCCCTTGGTGACACCACCGGCCCAAGCCTTCATGACGTTGTAGCCGCCCTTGTCAACGGTCTTCAGCGGCCCCTCGGGAGGCGGTGACGAACCAACAAGTTTGTTAGCGACGGACTTGACGAGATGATCTAGTTCGCTGCTACCGAGGCTACCGAGGTAGCCCTTCATTCCACCAACCCACGACTTCATGACGTTCCAGCCACCGACGTACTCGTTCGGAGAGAGAGTGGCGGTGACGTGACGACTGACCTGATCAAGGAAGTCCTTGCCCCCACCGGCCGTCTCCCACTGGGTCTTCATGCCCGCCGTAGCGGTAGCGATGATGTCAGCGCCGGGAGAAACGGTAGTTGGACGATTGAAACTTGCTCCGAGTTCGGTGGCGAGCCACTTAGGGAGTTTCTGATTGATCTGCGTCGAGATCGCGGTCGTAGTCGCCGGAGTCGGAGTCGTAAGGCCTAACTGCGTATAAACGAAGTCAGCGATTCCCTGTAGGGACGCCTGCTGCTCCTTCGTCAACTTCATGCCCTTGAAGGTGGTGAGGGTGCCGAGTTCAGCCTGAAGCAATTGCTGAGGCGTGAACATCTTCTTGAACTGCGTAGCGATCCCAATGATTTGCTTCGGCGTACCGGCAGCGATTGCGGCGCTCAGGGCCGTCTCGGCATCGTCTAGGACGCTCTGTCCCCACTGGGCGAGTCCAAGATGGGGGTCAGAGAAGGCCTTCTTGACATCGGCGGCAGTAATCTGGCCTAGGATCGTCTTAGCGAAGTCAGCGGGCTTGATGCTCGACTTGACAGCGGCTTGGAAGCGCTTGTGAACATCACCGAGCCCCTTGAGGGCCGATACGAAGGCATCGAAAATCTTTCCCGGTGCCTCAGTAGCAATCTGAACAGTCTGATCGACAACGCTCTTGACCGAATCTGGAACTCGTGCAACTAGGTCTTTAACTTGTCCATTGATCTGGTCGGAGAAGTTGCTGCTATTAGCCGTTAGGCCCTGTAGAATCTGGTATCCGAGGGAGTACTTACCAAGCGCTAGGTCCTGAGAGGCTAGGGCAATTCTGGTCTTAGCGTACAGGTCATTGACAAACTGCTTGATACCGGGATCGCCAACAGCACTCTCTAGGAAGTCAATCGGCTTAACACCGGCCTTGAATAGGTCTGCGCCGTTTGCATTCCAGTACTGAATGGCAGCCTCAACAGTCGGCTGTCCGCCATTGAGTGTCGCGTACCATGCCTGAATGTCAGTATTGGCTTGACTGAAGGATAGATGGAATGTGTTTTCCCACTTGAGCAGGGCAGTGACCCACTCGTCTAGCGATACACCCGCTGTGTCCGCCGCTGATTGCAAACCCTTAGCCATCTTATCCATCGAGTCAGCCTGATCATGCTGAAGTTGATCAAGTTGCTTCTGAAGAGCGGCGCGCTGGGCAGTTAGTGCATTGCTGCCGAGGACACTGGCTCCGTGGAGACCCTGAAGGTTGTCCATCTGCGTCTTTACCGCAGCGATCTTGTCGGCCCAGTGCCCAGTCGCCTCTGCGGTTAAAGCAATCTGGTTCCTGATGCGATCCTGAGTCAGCACAGGTATCTGGGAAATGATGTCGGCTAGGTTGTCCTTGAGGTCTTGCGTGTCCTGCGTGATGCCATGGAACAGGCCATCCATGAACTTACCGAGCGGCGGAATGAGATCATGGAGGACGGTGAAGAGAGCAATGAGTGCCGTCAGAACAACGAGTACAGTCGTCTTGCTGAGGAGGTTGAGAGCAAGTCGGAGATCGCCCGTGCCAACAGCCGCTAGGACCATACGGGCGTCCATGAGAAGCATAGCCGCAGCCGTCTTCACTGCATTTACACCGACCATGAGGATACCGCCACTAAGTAGGCTTAGGCCCCTGACCATTCCATAGATTAGCGTAGCGCCAAAGGCTACTTCGAAGGACTTTGCGAGGAGGCCGAGGAATGCGCCGACAGGGGATTTAGCGAGGGCAGTGAGCGCATCGATCAACGCCGTAATGACGCGAATCGCGCGGCTCACGATGAAGTCCATGACTGCGTTTAAACGATCATGGAACTCCTTCACGGCGTTCATGATGTCCTTAAAGGAAGTTGACGATAGACCTAGGGCCTGTGCGAGCCGATTTACGGCCGGTCCAATGCTATTGACAACCCGAACCCAGTTGCGAACAATGGACTCACCGAGAGCGATCAGGATGCTTGAGAATCCAACGACCTGCGCAATGACCTTACCGAAGCCCTCTAGCAGGACTCCAAGAGCGGCGGCGAGACCAAGGAGGGCTCCCGTGAAGACGAGCACGCCGCCGAATCCGGCAGCAAACACTCCCACGAACCCAGCCCATTTCGTCATCGTTTCAACGAGAGCAGGATTACGCTTGACCCAAAGTTCGATCTTGTCTAGGAGTTTGGTAAGGTTCTCTGTGGCGGGCTTCAGCGCCTCAGCGATAACTCGACCAAGGCGGAGGCGAATGATCTCGATACCGGCGGAGATACGGCCAGTGACGCCCTTCCACGAGTCTGCTAGCAGGCCCCACGCCTTGTTGAATTGGTCTGCGGCTTCGGCCGCATTGAGGACGGAGGCCTTCGCGGAGTCGTAGGCTCCGGGTACGCCCTTGATCGTCTTGATCTCGTTGTTGACGAGGGCGATGAGGACCGGAAGTTCGTTAGCCGTTGAGGAGAGTGCGAGAATGTGGTCGCGCTGTTCAACTGTCGCGTCCTTGAGGGCAACGGCAAGCAGGTGAACGTAATTCGTAAGGCCTACGAATTTACCGTTCGGGAAGACGACATCATTGAAGCCCTTGCCGATAGCCTGCGTGCTGCGGAAAACGGCATCCATCGCGGCTGCGGCTGCGGCCGGTGGCTTAACGAGTCGAATGAAAACCTGACGAAGGGCGCGACCGGCCATCGTGCCACGGATACCCGCGTCACCGATAGCGCCTAGGACTTGAGCAACCTCCTCGAAGGAGACGCCGAGCGATCCAGCGACAGGGCCGACCATCTTGAAGGAATTGATGAGGTCGGGGAACTCAAGCGCGGTTCGCTGCGCAACGAGGAAGAGTTTCGCCGTGACATCGGCGGTATTCGAGAGACCGCGACCGTACTGGACGAGGATCGAGTAGACGCCCTTGATGGCCGTTTCATAGTCTGTCTGCGTGAGGGCCGCGACCTTCATAATCGGATTGACTTCCGACATGACGGCGAGTAAGTCCTTCTGGGACGTTACGGCCTGACCGGTGGTCGATGCCCAGAAGTAGACTGACTTAGCGACATCTGCGGCCGGGAAGAGTCGCAGTTCCTTAGTCGTCTGGTAGATCGACTCAATGAGGGCATTATAGATCGGAGTGGCCTGCCCGCCAGCGGTCTTCCAAACCTGCAAGGCACCCGCCGCCCGGTTGACCATGAATTCAAAGTCACCCCACGCGGACGTGAGGCTCGTGACCATCGAGAGAATCTTCTGGCCGACGCCAATGAGTGTATAGCCTACGATCTGAAGACGATACGACGCACGGAACACGGCGTCGTACTTCTGTTCAGCGGCGGTCAACTTAGCGATGATGCCCGTCATTGTGGCCTTCTGGGCATTCATGGAGGAGTTAACACCGCCCGTAGCCTTGGCGAGGGTACCCTGTCGTGTCGCTAGATTGCCAATGCCGGTATTGAGGGCAGCGATAGCCGCCGCCCCTTGAATCGCGAGAATGATATTCAGTCTGATATCGGCTAGATCGGACATTTAGTCTTTCAAGCGAAAAAGCCCGCCCACGCTGCGTCCTTTGGTCGTAATGGATGCAGTATGAGCGGGCTTGGCCCCCTTAGGTACGAGAGATATTGAGGAAGGTGGCCTGACGGTCACCCTCTATGAAGTGCGAGAAGAATTCCATGAGGCGATACGGCTGCTCTAGGACGCCACCGGGAGCCGGTAGAATCGAGAGACCTGTCGTGTGTGCCACGAATTTCTTGGTAGCGCGCTTACCGTCAGGACTGTTGACCTCAACGATCATCATTTCCTGTGCTCGACATAGCCGATAGAGTTCAAAGGACTGGACTATTTCGGCCTTCAGGCGCTTATCAACCTTCAGACCGAGGGCTGTGTTTTTAGCCAAGTCCTTTGCTTTTGGTGGCATCGTCTGCGCCCGGAGTCAAGGAGGCGAAGTACTCGGATAGGGCAGTATCAATCGCGTTCGACGCATCGACCGGCTGATCGAGATAGGCGTCTACGGATGGTGCGATGTCGAGCGACCAGCCAACCACGAGGATTTCGAAGAGTTGCTGCTGGAACTGAAGCGCCTGCGCCGTGGTCAACTGCGTGTCGGAGGTCACGTTTTCCGGCATGACTTCAACAATGCGTTTGAACGCGCGCTTGCTGACGTCCTTCTTGACCTCGACCCAATCACCGGAATCAGTAGGTTCACCAACTGTTCCGTCTTCGGCGGGAACCGCCGGGATCATCAATGGTAGTTTCTTGGTCTCATCATTCGCACTGCGAAGAAGGCCCATTCTCTATTCTCCTCTATGGAAGTGTGATGGGGAAGACGAGTGAAATTTCACCCGCCCTCCCCAATTGTGGCTTAGTCGCCTAGGCCCGTGGTTGCTTCAGCATTGACCAGTGTCGCCGTGAAGATGTTTCCACCAATCGGCGCTACGATCAAGGCCTCAACTGCCTGCGATAGGTACGTACCGGCCGAGAGCGGCAGATTGACCTTGTTCCAGCGGACGTTAGTCGGCTGAATTCGCAAGAGCGGGACCTGTGTGCCCATGCCCGATAGAGCACTCTCGCCCTCCATGAAGAGATCAACGTCGAAGACGCTCTCTGCGAGGAAGCGATCATACTCAGAGTTATCGGTGAAGTCGAGCGTCATCGCGAGGGTGACATCGAACATACCGAACGCCATCCTGCGCCAAGCGCGGGTTCGACGCAGGGTACCGATACGGGTCAGGTTGTTGTTAACCCCGAAGGTAAAGTCGGAGACCGTACCGAGGCTAGTGCCTGAGGCTACGTGAACATCGGCACCCGTGAAACTCAAGGGTGTGACATTCGTGTAGGAGGGTGAAGATGGGCTGTTCTGCTTCTGGCGGTTTAGGCCCTCAAGACCGAGCGTTGCGGTAACGATCTGTCCGAAAGCGGCCTTAAGTTCGAGCGTGTTGACTCGAATGCCAGAGTAGCGCATGACGAGGATGTCGGCTGCGGACGACTCAAACGTGAAGGTCGGCATGGCCGAACCCGGAGTGTAGACGTGCTGGTAGCCACCGCCGCTGTAGGCACCGCTGACCGGAACGCCTGAGAATGCACTGCCGAGGAGCGCACCGACATCACTTGGAATTAGGTCCAACTCCGTGTTACCAGAGACGTTGTACGGGGCGACCATAGCGATTTGGTGCTGCCGCGAGTGACGAATCTGGTCGGGGGTCATGAAGTCGTTCACGTCCTCGATTGAAAAGGTAGATACCGGTAGGAACTTCGTCGGAGCGACAAACGTGCCGTCCGTTGTCTCAATTCCATAGCCCACGTATCCGAGAGCACCAAGGCTCATAGGGTTCTTTCTCCTGTCACTTCTGACGGAACTTCTGCTGGTCAACCAACAGAGTTACTTGCGCGGCCTTCGCGATGACTCCGCCTCTAACTTGTGCGTTATACTCGGCCGTGGTTACCTTGACTTCGCGAACACCGATGCCCCCACCGAGACTACGATTGTGGTCTCGCCGGAACCATTGACGAACTCGCTCCATAATCTCGACCATCTTCCTGTCACCCGAGGCCTCTATAGTAGAGGCATCGAAGTAGGCTCTGGCATCGATCAGGAGTGTGATGAGAATTTCGAGCGCGCGGACCTCGTAGGCCGTCGTCTCGATGGTCGGCGTATCCTTAACCGGCTGTACGATGAAGCACGGATAGGCATTGACCGGGATAACGCCGATGTCACCCCAGTAGACGGCCTCGATCTCTAGTAGGCCATAGGCCCCACCGTAGGGAGCCGCCGTATTTGAAGGATTACCGGGATCAACGTACGGTGCCGCGACGAAGAGTTCAAGTTCAGCGACGATCTTATCGACTACTTGCTCCATCAGGGAATCACCTTCGTCACGATCCAGTTGTAGACGCCCTGTCGAGCGGCACCGCGCGACTTATCGTTCGTGAACCAGAACGGGCGGGCGGGATTATCAGCGTAGCCGAGGGCATTACCGTGGCCCCACTGATTAAGGAGTTTGTAGGAGCCATTGAGGGCTAGTGTGGCGACTGCCCCATCATTGGCCTTGGCGACCGCGAGGTAGGCGCTGACCGTCTGGTCGGACCACGCGTAGGGTCCGTACTCAGAGCCACCCTGACCGGCCTTTGCCGTCTGGAAGAAGTCCACGGCCATCTTGCGAAGCGTGCCGTACCGGAAGAGGATCGGGTGGTCGGGATCGAAGCCCTGCCACTCACGGATGCGTCCGGCGTAGTCAGACAAGTCTGCCCAGCCGCCGACAAGTGATCCCTCGCCCTCGAAGTTCTCAGCGAAGACCTTGGCGACCTCGTGAGTCGCCTCCTCAAGCCCAGCCGTAGGGTCTGAGAGGTTCTGGCCGAGTTTCTGAAGCCAAGCGATGGCCTGCGGGATACCACTCTGCTGAATGGTAATCGTGAACGACATTAGCCGAT